AGCTCCATAGCCGCCCCCGTCCAGTCCCCTTTCACGGCTCTACTAACTGCGTAGCCCGCGCCAGCAATTGCGCCGATAATAGGTATCTTTTTGACCAACCCTTTAAAGAATCCTTTTTGGATAGCTACAGCACTACCTTTTTTAACAGCGCCTTTAGCCGCTGCGCCATGAATAGTTTTGCCAGAGGTTTTCATTACCGCACTTTTTACCCCAAAAATTTTGTTGGCGAGAACAACTCCCAATCCACTAAGCCCCCTCCCTAGACCTTTGCCGAGCCATTTAATGGGGGTCCAAAATACCCTTCCGAGACTTTTGAGTCCTAGAAGACCCACCAGGGAAACAATCCCGCCTAAAATAGGGACAAGGTAGTTCCCTAGTGTCGGATTGAAACCATCAATTTTAGTGAGTATTTCGTTCAGTTTTGTCGTAGTGTTTCCGACTCCCTCCGATATGTTTGTTTGGAGGGACTCTGTTCTGTTCCAGAAAGTCTGTTGTGCGTTTATGCTAGCGCTCTCCTGAGCTAATTGTTTAATATTACCTTCCTTTAGAGCATGAATACTTGTTCCTATCTGCGTTTGAAGGTTGAAGTCCTCTCTACTTAAACCAAGGGACCTCTCCATGGCATCAAAGAAGAATTGAGAACCTGCTCCTTGTTTACCAGCCTGTAGACCCTGTATCTTACCAAGGATGGTTTCGAATTTACGAGCCATCTCAGCAGTACTTTCTTTGCCAGTGAATTGAACACCTAGCTTGGCAGCTTTCATATACCCATCACTACCTGCTAAGAACGATTTAACGAATTTAGCGGACGACTCTTGTAGCTCAGAGTTACCTTGCGACATCATAGCTGCTATTTTCTGGGCATTCATAGCTGCTTTCGGACCTAGCTCCACAGCAGTGTCTATCATCGCATCCTTCATACTATTGATGGCGCCGATGAGACCGGATATAGAGTCCTTGTTCTCGATGGCAGTTGTGATTAAATCTTGGGCAAGACCAAGGGAGGCTTCTTCCGCTAAACCGAGTGCCTGGGTATTAACCCGCATTAATTGAAAAGAAGTTCTGTTCTGAATACCAAGAACCTTCAATTGTGTGCCAAACCGTAGAGTTTGGTCGGAAAACCGTGTCATTCCCATGTCTACGGCGTCTTTAAACACCTTGACCATTTGCTCTGCGCCTTGCTGACCTCTGAGGAATCGGCCAGTAGCCTCAGAAATACCTTTCGCGGCGTCTCCAGTCTGCCCCAAAGCGGTCGCTAAACCTTGATTCATCTGAAGCTGCTTTCCTATCATGGATTTCAGACTGAGCATGCCCTGGTGGAGCCCCACTAAAGCTAACCCATTATCTCTGATAGCCCGGGTGTTTTTCTTGAAATTTGTGTTTCGCCTAGCTTCCGCCTCTTCCGTTTTGCCACCACGTTTATCACTTGCAATCTGTGAAAGCAAGTCTATAATTTTCTGCTGTGCGGGGTCGATTTTTTCTTCAGACATATTAAATCTCTACTTTATGTAGGGCTCGTACCTTATTTACGTTATACGTCCTGACACAACACGAGGGATGACGCTTGGAAGCAGCTTTAATGTCGTTGTACGAAACAGAACCGACAGGTAGTCCACCGAACTCCTTAATAAGTTCCTGACGAATATCTTTAGGAAAAGTGTTTAGGTTGACCCCGGTAAAATAAGAGCCTCCTTTTTTGGCAATCCATTTTGGAGAAATCATAATAATTAGGGGGTTAAGGTCAGTAGCACTCTTGGACCTGTAGTAGAAGGAAAATAAACAGCCTTTAGCTACCCTTTTCGAATGTTTTTCCGCCTGTTCCTTTGTCGGAAGCTTCCGGGTCGTACCCAAATATTTAGTTTTTAAAATTTTTACCATTTTATGTGTCAGAACTGGTTCAAGTTTCTCTATATTATATATAAAATATAAATTATGGATGATTCTATACGTCTTAGCGAATTCATGGAACAAATAAATTACTGTTTATCTCTAAAGTTTAAAGAAGCATGGAGATACAGGTTTTCTACACACTTTATTGAAATATTTCAAGAAAAAGTTTTAAAATCTTTAGAAACACAAAGACCATTAAAGTTATCTACCCTTGTATCAGCATATACAAAAAAGCATAAGTACAGTATCCAGGAAGTAAGAAACTTCTTTGAATCGGTCAGCATAGAGGATTATTATCCTCTTATATATGAAGACCCCAAGTATTTCGTAATGAAAGAAGAAGCTGATTCTTAATACTTAACTAAGTATTGAACCTGTTACTTTCAGACCTTAGTCCCTAAAGGGACCTTTCTCTTCTTTGCTTTCTTGGATTTAACAGCCTCAACATACTCAGTTAAGTGAGTAGTTGGGTTCTGTTTAGGGCACATACCTTTGTACCCACACCAGTCACAATACTGGTTTACCTGTGGGAAGAAGTCATCCTTTTTTTTCTTCCTAATCTCCCAAATTTTCTGTGTCAGCTTCCTCATGTACATCAAGACATGAGGCTCAGAAAATTTAACATGAACCAATTTGTCCATGTGGGGGTAGTAGTGGGCTAAAGTTATTGAAGCAATAGGGACAGTGTACAACACCGACACTGCGTAAGCGTATAAGAGCATTTGAGGGTCGTTAAATAACTCCCTTTTGGTAGAGGCTCTTTTGCTTGTCTTGTAGTCGATTACAAGATAGCCCCCGTCCTGACTCTTTACGATACGGTCAATAATTCCGTTTACAGCGTATCCATGCTTAAGTTCAACCGCAAAAGATTGCTCGGTTGAGATTTGTTCACAAGAAGAAAGCGAGTTATTGAATGCAAAGAAGTTGTTAATGCACTTCTCAATCTTCACTTCGCGCTCTTTGTCGAAAGTGTAGTTCCGACGTAAGACCTTCGCAATCTCATTAAGTTCTTCCGCTGATGTACTTGCTACACCGTCTTCAAAAATCTTGTGAATGTAAGAACCAAATTGCAGAGCATCGGTATTGGTAGACTTCTCAGGCAAGTAATCGACGTACTTAAATTTGTACTTCAGCTTGCATTCGTCGTAAACCTTTATCTTACTTGGGGAGACTTTGTTTATAAACATAATTTTAGGTCTTATTAGTTATTATAGTGTTTTTTTTCCGGTAATATCGGGATTTTTTGGCGTTCGTCGCTGCTATTATATACTTGATGTTCGTCCCAGCCAATATTATTAAGACCTACCTCTCTGAACTCTTCCCTGAGTCCTTGGAGTCTGGCAGGGAACTACGAATTAACTCCATTTTTACAGACGATAACAAGCAAAAACTGTATGTAAATCTTGATTCGGGGCTATGGACGGATTTCAAATCAGGTGAGAAGGGGAATCTGGTTCACCTAGTATCTCATATTGAGAACGTCCCATATCAGTCCGCAAAACATTTTTTAAAACGTAAGGCTTTTGACGCGGGAGCCGACCTCTTCGACGTATCTACCTTGAACGTAGACAATAAAGCAATCGGGGTCACCCGCACCATTGATAGTGACAGTAAGGAGTGGATGGAGGTAAACCCTAAATCTGATATCAACTCCCCAAGTAACCTCAAGCGTCTCGCTTCCAAGTTCGCTATCGAACGAAAACTATCTTCCTTTAAGTTTTACGTTGGACGTACAGGTCGATACTTTCAACGTGTTATTATCCCATACTTTACGGAGAAAGGAAATCCTTTTTATTTTCAAGCCAGAACTCTTGTTAACCGAGACCCAAAATACCTGAATCCAAGCAAGGGTCTTTATGGAATCAAGACTTCTGAGATTTTGTATCCGTATGACAAAACTAAGGATTATGTTATTGTTACGGAGGGTCCGTTGGACGCGATGTCCCTCCGTTCAGCGGGGTACAACGCCACCTGTACGCAGGGCTGTAAGATGTCTACAGTCCAAGCTAAGGAGCTTAAGGGCAAGAAGGTAATCCTCGCCTATGATAACGATGAAAGTGGACGAGAGGGCTTCTATGAGGCTCGTAAGAGGATGCTGGCACAAAGGACCACAGACATCTACTCATTAGTTCCCCCGAAGGAGCATAAAGACTGGAATGATTTTTGGGTAGCCTCTGACCGCAAGGATTTCGGGGGTTATATATACTCAAACATCTTCAAGGCAGATTGGGAGCTAGACGCTACCTCGCTATTAACTTAAATCTAGGGCTTACGATAGTTTCTTCCGCTACGTCATACTGGACAGCGACCTCGTAAACCCCCATTTCACTACCGAGTTTCTCACCAGTGTAGAAGGGTGATATATTATTAGTATCCCATACGTAGCTAATAGTTCCTTGGCTATCTAAAGATACCCCTTCGGACTGGAACCCACCTGCACCACTTTCCCCGGTTACCTGGACTCGGGCATCCAAAATCGGACTTTCGTTTAGTTTGGTAATACTAATTTTTGGGTTGGACAGCAACGAGCCTGTCTCCATTAGATTACGAAGATTTTGTTTAATAGATTCATTGTCTACCACAATTTCAGTTTGTATTTGAAGCCTTTTCTTGCTTCCCAGTTGCACGTACCGTTGAACTAGTTTGTTGGAGGTAGTAACTTCAAGTGGTTCGGAAACCGCAAACGTATTAGCGGTATCCATGTTGAAGGTGTTTACATAAATCTGGGCTCTAGAACCTTCGGCGTGTACCACAGTCCAGATATCAATATACCCTCCGGTCGCAGAGGCAGTATTGTTGTACGAGGGGTCCCAGTCCGCCGTTTTCCAATACGTTCCGCTAGGCTGAAGAATAACGCTGAAATGACCTACTTTTTCTTTGAAAATTGAAGACGCGCTATAGCGTAAATCTCCTTCGTAATCGGTCTCGGCAGCACAAGCACTTACATTAGCATCAAACCCAATTCTCGCACCCTGCTCGCTCCGTTTATAGTTATGGAACACCATATTGGTGGCAGTAGAGCTCACCAAACCGTAATCAGTATCCCCAGGAGTTTGGTTTACGTAGGGAGATGCGGTACCAAAGGCGGTATTAGGGAAAATGTGAACAGAGCATACCTGGAAAGGGTCGCTTAGTTCGCCCGCAACATAGTTGAAAAAGTCCAGTTTAGCTGGAATAATAGGTGAAGGTCGATTGCCCCTTTGAATTACAGTAACGCCGTTGAATGTAGTCATCTCTTATTTATTTAGGGAGTCATAGGACTCTTTTTCCCTTTGATTCTCATCAATTAATAGCCCCATAAACTCATCTCTTTCAACAGCTGGCATAAGTAGCACGTCTTGGTAACTGAACCTCGCGTGTTTTACTAAATAATAAGCTTCCGACGCTAGAGCGGAGATTCGCGCTTCTAGCTCACTGAGAAAAAAGATTCTGTAAACGGAATAAGACTTTCGGTGACCGCATCACAATTCGCGCACTCGTAAGACATCGCTTTATTCATGCCGTAATTATCTTTCGTAAGAGCCTCACGGAAATACGCAACGTCGCGGACTGTAGTAGCTTCGAAGAAACCTTTAATTATTTTTTTCTCGCTGTACTGTCCCACCGATAAAGCGAAGCGCCATAAATTATCAATTAATTTCCCGGCACTTTCCAGGTACTGCTCATCTTTGCATCGAGGAGTTATGAACCTAACTTCTTGTTGGGAATCTGGCAGGGTGACCGTAAGGGGCTCTTGAAACCCATCTTCTGCGTAAGTGACAGGAACCTCTGAAATTTTCACGGTCAGTTTATTAACTGACTGGCATTCCTGACACTCTGCCTGAATAGTATAGTCATCACCATAAGAAATCTCTCTTAATTTAAACAAAATATAATTTTTGTCTTCTAAAGTCATTGAGTCGTAATCTAGCCCGCGCACACAATCTTCAATCAAAGCGTTAATCACCTTTAGTCCTTGAGCATTGGTTTTAATGCTGCGTAACTTTCTTTCTTGTGCAAAAGTAAAAGGTTTAATCATAATACTTTCGTCACAGTCTACATAAGCCAATCCTCTTGAGGGGAGTTTTAAGGCTCTCCAGTCTTGGTTAGTCGTTACATTAGAAAGGAGGTCTGCTACTGCATCTGATAGTTTGCCGTCAAAGTGTTCTTTAATTTGTGGAGTTTCCTCCCCCTTATCGGAAGTAGGTTTTACAGCGCTTTGATGGCGACTGGCAACGGGTGCCTCGGGAATGTCCACTCCTTGCTCGGGAGAGGCACCCTGCTTCTCCATATGTTCTCTAGCAAGCTCAATAAGACTTTTTTCTTTTTCGGGTTTTGGCATGTTTAATTAAAATAGTTTGATACTATTATACTATAATAGTGATATGCTAAAAATTATTGTTGAAA